TCCCACACCGTCAGCACCTGGAATCAAAAGAAAATGATCTTCTCCCAAGTCTGTGGGCTGGTCTTTGTCTGTAGTGTTTACAACCAGTGTCTGGGTGAATCCCATGTCGATAAAGGCTTTGGCCATCTTTCCACCGCCGCCGCCGACGCCTATAAAACCTATAGAAAGTGAAGAGGGGGCTGAATTTTCGGGGAGAAGTGTTCCACTCTCTCCCTCGACAGCGTCATCATAGTCTGCTACAAAGTCAAAATCATCATTGGTATTAGTCATATCTTTTTTAATCTCTCTTTTAGTTGAGACCGGGTCTCTATCTTGCTTGCTATTGTCGTCTAGCACTAGGTTATTTTCCATCATATCTTGATCGGCGTAAAATTTAGAGCTGTCCTCTGGACTTTTTTGCTCTTTGGGCATAAGCTTTAATCCTTTTTTAAGATTTTTTAAACCAGCTGCCATGAATTACCCCTGTATTTAAATATTCATAAGATCATAAAAGGCATAGACGCTATAAAAGCACCCCCTGTAAAAAGAGGTGCTTTTAATAATTGAATTACTAGACTAAGGCATCAGGTAAAGATTGCTGTACCGTCACCGTTGGCATCTGCAGTTCCCATAACTCCCTCAACAAGCCAGACCAGCTTTGCGCCACCACCAGCCTGTATATTACCAGTTAGGACGGCTGTGAGTCTAACCCATGCACCGAGAGCACCAGCACCGTTTGCGAGGTTATCATCAAATGTGATCTGTGTATCTGTGCTTCCTGCAGCGACAAAAACCTTTGCGCCGTTCTCAGCAGCAGTCGGGAGGTTTGCAACACCACCGACCCAGTAGTCATTATTATAGGCTGTATTAATGGTTCTATCAGCAGTACTAGCAACTGTTTCAATGATAAGGTATGTGCAACCGAGCATATCTGAAGTCACCTTTGGCATTGTTATCGTTGTCGCAGCATCCTCATCAAGAAGTACAACACATCCGCTGTCTCCCTTCTTCAGGGTGTAAGCGTCAGATGTGAAGGCGCTTGCACGAAGGACCTTTCTTCTTGCTCCTCTAAGCTCTCCATCGATATCAAGTCCAGATCCGGCTTCCTGATAAAGACCTTTTGAATCACTATATTTTACATTTGGCATAATTTTCTCCTTTTAATAGGTGTTAAATCTACATGCTTCCGGTGCTAACGTGTAGGTTCCGCCTTATACCATACACCGGGCTTAATATTAAGTATTCAAACTAAAACGAATAATTAAAATTATTTATCCACATAGACAGTTTATTCTCTATGTGGGATAGAGACCATCTATTAAAATACTCACGATATGGAATCTTGCTCTTTCTCTGGCTGCTCTTTAGCCTGGGAAGGATTGACTTCTCAATCATGAGTGAATCACACAGACTGTCATAGTCATTTTGAAGATTTTCATATCTTAGAATATTATCATAATCTATGTCATAGAATCTCTCATTCATTCCTATAAACCAATCTAGGACATTCTTATCCTTCTCAAGTCCAAGTGGTCCGTTAAAATTTCCAGAAAGCTGTAAAAATATCTCTAGCTTTTGCCTAAGTGATTCTGCACTGTCTAGCGGTGTTGGAGCAACTTCTGGATGACTTCTTTGACTAAACCCAGTACTCATATTGCGGGCGTGTGGAACACCACTGGGATCAATATATCCAGCCGGTGTAGTGTAAAATGACCACCAAAAGAAAGACACGATCATATCCCATGGATTTCTAACAATCGTAATCTTTCTATACCCCGATACATCTCTCTCATACTTTTTAAACACCTGATGTGGGAGAGCATGCATGTGAAATCTTGGCTCGGGGACCTCAACAAATACACCAGACTTAATCATATCAGGTGTAACTTTGTGAATGTTTCCACTTTTGCTCAATGCAGCTAATGCAACTTCATTTTTTAACCTGTGTTTGACAATATTGTTTCTTGTTGGATACGAATATTCCTGTGAAGTGATCTCGTCAAAATGATTTGTTCCGGTTAGGACGTCACCGCTGTCACAATGTTTGCTCAGTGAAACCTCTACACTGGAGCCTGCAACCTTCATAGGCTTAAAGAATATAAAATTATTTTTATGTGAAATAATCATTTAAAAATCTTACCGATTCTTCTAAAATCAGTTAACAAATAAAAAAAGAGGCGGCCCCGAAGAGCCGCCTCAGCTTTAGCTATGTTGTTATCTTAGATAACGTCCATATCCATACATGTTACTGTACCGTAGAAGTCAGCACGAACCATCTTCTTGCCGTACCGGGTCATCACGCCCTTACGGGGTGTGAAGTCTTCCGGCTGGAAGATAGTAGGAGTGACGATCAGCGGTACGTAAGGTGCGTATACGTAACCTGTCTCTAGATAGCTTCCACCCTTGTAGCCGACGAGGACCTTGTTCCGTGGGAAGTACGGATCCTTGTAGACTGTGAAGCGGTTGCTTAGAGAACCGATCTGTGCAGCACCCAGTGAGAATGGAGCACCAACCTGTCCGTCGCCGTCGATCTTGAGTGATGGCTTGTAGAGAACCGATGACTCGAAGATTGTAGCAACATCTGGTGAGGTCACGAGGAAGTTAGCGGAACCACGAAGTGTCTTTCTGTGGATCTCGTTAGCAACATCGATGATTGTCTCAACTAGTGTCTCGTACCATTCGCGAACAGTACCAGTAAACTGAGGACCTGAAGCTAGTGAACTAGCCTTGGTGGCTTCAGCGCCTGATCTCTTGTTAACAAACTTACCTGGTAGACGTGACCAGTAGTAGTTAGCTCCCTGTGCTTCAACGAGTAGATCATTAAGAATCTCTCTATCGATCTCGAGTGCGACCTGCTCTGAGAGGATCTGTGTGAGCTCAACCTCAGCGTCAAGGCTGTGGTAAGCATTCAGGTCCTGAGCAAGTTCTGGTGACCAGCGAGCACGTAGCTTACGGGTTACCGCTGTAACAGCGATTGACTCGATCTTGATGTCGATCTCAGGGATGATCGGTGAAGGTGAGGATGAACTGAAGTTGGACTCAAACGATGGAATCGTAAGAGCTGCACCGTCAGAACTATCAACAGTAAGTGTTGGCGAGATCACATAAGAAGCTGTGATCAGAACCTGGTGAGGAACTGTTCTAACTCTTGTTGCACCTGACACGACTGTCAGTAGAACACCGTTTGATGTATTTCTATCAGCAAATGGATTTGATGTGAATATACCAGTGTTTGAGTTGTATGTACCAAGCTGATTCAGACGTCGAACATTTAGAATTCCGTTTCCTGCCTGTATTGAATCAGGTATGTCACAGTATCCTAGCTCTGTTGTAGATGTTGGATCTACACCGGCAGCTGTAGTTGAGAAAAGACCAACTTCTTTTGCCTGTGTAAGATCAATGCTTGATGGGAATGAACTCAGGTTCCATAGAACGAATGAGAATATTCCATCTCCGTTCTGACCAGGGTCGCCTTCAATAAGTCTTGTAAGCTGTGGATCGAACTGAAGAAGTTTTCCATCTGTACCTGTTGCAACTGCTTTCGTAGCAACTGTAATTGCATCAGCAGTATTTCCATATGCACCAGAAGCTGCAACGGTAATTGCCTCAGTGGTCTTGTGAACCTTAGTGAATCCAGCGCCAACTAGGTCGTAATGGCCTCCAACTGCAGTAGAGCCTGAACGGACTCCCTTTCCAGTAGGAAGGTTGTAGATTGACTGACCCATCTTATAGGTCTGAGCATCTGCTGAACCGGCAGCGCCAGTAGCATTGTTAGTATCACCACCACGACGTGAGCCGTATGTGTAGTCCAGATAGAAGAGCAGACCGGAAGGAAGGCTCATTGGCTGGATTGAAACAAGCTCATTTGCAACCAGACCGCCGAAAACACGACGAACGATTGGGAAAGCAATGTTGGTGAACCCTTGAAGGTCACCAGAAGCTGAACCAGCACCAGCACCGGTACCAACAGAGTTTGCCTCTCTAAGTAGCTGTGCAGCCTGGTTTTCTAAAAGGCTTGCCATGTTCTCTCGGTGCTGTCCGTCAAGACCTCTGAGAAGACCGGTACGTGACCACTTCTCAACAAGTCTTCTGTTCTGTGCACCCAGGTGACGCTGACGAATGCCTTCTGTTAATTGATTTAACGTAAAGGATTTACTCATCTTAATTTCTCCTAAGTTTGATGAATTTATTTGTTAATTCCCGCGAGTGTTGCCCACCTACTGACCTCTGCTACCTGACTATTGGTAGATGAAGCCTGACGTGTGGCTCGCGATGCGGAACCGAGATTTCTTCGGACCGCTGACTCATTCAGCGTTCTTCCACTCTTTCGATTCCCGATAGACTCGGCAAGGCTCTTATAAAGGAGCTTTACCTCCCGAAGGCTTCGAGCGCTATCGAGAGCCTCTATTATGGATCGACGCTGCGATGATGAGACATCTCCGTTCTGAAGCATCTTATTTACATAAAGAAGCTTCGCATTGAACAGATTCATCTCTGTTAATTGCTCACGAAGTGATTGAACTGCACTTCTGTATTCATCGAGCTTAGAGCCCAAGGATCGATTTTGACGTCCTTGATTTAAGATAGCTCTGCGCAACTTTCGATTCTCTTGTGTGACGTCTCCGCTTCCCTCTTCGAGCTGGTGAGTTTTCTTACCACCGCCTTCTGAGAGATTCTTCATACGTCTAATTTCTGATCTAAGCATGTCTAGATCAACTTCGACTGTTTCTGCTAGGTCATCTACACCTGCCGGTGCTTCAGCCCCGAGATCTTCAATGCCAGGTTCCAGTTCAGCTTCAGCCTCGCCGCCGCCGACGGCACCAGCTATTGCATCTTCAAGGGCTGCAATAGCGTCATCTATCGCAGGAGGAAGCTCAGGGCCCTCATCAGCAGGTAGGGCACCGGGATCTTCAGCTGGTAAAGCAGCAGGATCTTCTTCAGCTGGTAAGGCAGCTTCATCATCCTGCTCTAGAAGCTTATAGATCTCAGACATTGGATCTGATGATTCTTCATGATCATCCTCTGTCATAGAGCTCATAAGCTCTCTAATTGCCTTCTCTTCTAAGTCAGCCTCATTGACATTATTTGATGACTCAAATAGGCCACTTGTAATGTCATTAAGATCGACTTCATAAAGAGTCTCATTCTTTCTTGGCATTTCAGAATTCTCCTTAATATTAATATTATTTAATTCCTGCCCTATAACTATGTCATCGTGGGATAAAGTTCCCACATCTTTCTTAAGCTTTCTAGTTATCTCTAAAAGTTTTTCTCTTTCTCTTGAATTAAGATTTTGAGCTGTTTCACTAAGTGCATTCTCAAATTTTCTTTTTTCAACATCCCTTAGATCGTCATTAGAATCTATAATTCCCATCAAAGCATCAAGAGCACCTTCACTTAATACAACATCAGAGCCAGACTCATCTATTTGACTCATTGCACGTGAAATATCCTCTAATAGACTTTCATCTTTCTCGCTGTTTGCATCATTGATTAGTTGATCTTCTATAAATTTCCTAATCTTTGGTGTAACAGCTTCAATAATTGCCTGCTTTGCATTTTTCTCTGCAAGTTCTCTAAGTTTTTTAGCATCTGCAATCGCTTCATCATAAAGTGTATTAGACATACGTAACGCTCCTCAAAATTTAATTATTTCACACCAGCATAAACTACAAAGACATTTCAACTTAAGATAGCTTTTTTGATCTATTTTTTTGTTTTTCTACAGCCTTTTTAGCTCGTGCGACAGCTTTATCATCAGGATATAGGATATCTTCAAGAGTGTAAGCTGTAATATCTTCACCAGGATCTTCATCAATTGACCCTAGATATAGGGGGGCTCTAGATGTTCCGTATTGTGTTCCTGTCCTCTTGAGTGGGCCCGGATTAAACGCAACATTTGCAGATGATCCTCCCACAGCAGGTCCATCAAAGCTTCCGTAGAGCTCGCTCTTTGGTATAGGAGAAATTGTTCCATGAAGCCTATCTCCCTTTCTCATGGAAATATTTGACTCTGGAATTCTAATTCTTTGATTTGATACAAATGAAGCCCTGTCCTGTCTTCTTGAGGGATCATTTCTATATACACCCATGTTAACCATTCTAACAAATCTATCTAAAGACTCTGTATCTTCATCAAATGGACCGTCAGTGTCTTCAATGTCTGATGGCTCTTCAACATACGGATAAACTGACCCTTTTTGATATGTGATATCAAACTTTGGATCTATTGTGCCGTATCCGGCACCCTTTCTATCGTCATATGGGGTATATGCTGTTGCAGGGGGTCCTTTTATGCCAGCCTGTCTTGAGCCGAGCACTCTTTTTCTTCTTTCAGCAAGAATGCTCTTTTTCTTCAACTCTATACCCTTCCGTCAGATCCCTCATAAGACCTACCAGATATATATGATCCAATTGTTTGACCTGATATTCCCTTTGCTGTATCTGACGGTGTAGCAAGTCCCCCAAGTCCTGTCCCAAACTCTACACCGGGATCTGGGAGCTCTCCTGTAAAAGCATCCTGATCATTTGGAAACACGCTTCCAGGACCAGGTGACGTTAGATTTGGGACATATGGCGAAGATGGTAGTCCCCCTCCGCCTGTTTTAACATCTAGCATAGTGGGTGAGGATGAATAATTTAAATCAAAAGTACCAAAAGTATGACCAGCATCGTTGACAATTCCCTTGGCCGTTCCAGTCAGCTTATCGCCGCTTCCACCAGCACCATTTAAAGACGAAACACCGATATCTAGAACAGTTTTCTCATTATAGTCGCTGTATAACGGCGAGCTAGAAAAAGAAGCTTTAAGATTTACATCATTTCTTTTTCCAAGGCCTCCATCTCCTGCTGGACCGAGAGGTGTTACAGTTCCTTGCTTGTGTGTTGGCATATTATAATTCTCTTATAATGGTTTTCTTAACTCTTGCTTTTTCTTTTAGAATCTTTTTAAGCTTTTTTGTTAGTTTTGCTTCATGAATTTTAAGAGCTTTAAGATAGTCAACATTTTTAGCAAGAGTATTTGCCATATCCTTGGCATCAACTTCATCTGCACTAACGTTTATCTTTCTTTTTTCTTCAAGAACAAGCTGTTTAAGTCTATTGTGTGTGAGTTTTTTAACTCTGGCCATTTGACTCTCCTATTTGAGACGTAAGTTACATGTATACATATTACGTCAAGTCAAAAATACTTAATCTACTTTCTGGCGCTTGACTCAAAAGCAAGAGCTGCCCAATTACTAGCTGCTTCACCAAACATCTCTAAGGGATCTGACATTGCTGCTGCTTTTGCAGCCTTATCACCCTGAGATAGAACAGCTGCCTCATGAGCCACTGGTGTATTGCTAGTTGAAGGTGTGGATGATCTTTGTTCCTGGAGTGTCGTTCTTGCTGTATCCTGAAATATAGATGATAAGACTGGATCATCTGTCAAATTTCTAACAGCATTTTTTACATTTTTCTCAAATTTTTCGTTAGGTGCAGGTTCTCTTTTCACCCCGTAGGATACAGAATCTAGTCCAGACCTTCTTGAAGCTGGAATGTTTGATCTTGACTGACGTGATCTTGAATTTGATTCACTTAATCCAAGTGTGGGCGTTGAAGACTCTCTCAATCTTCTAGAAGGTTGTTGAGATTCGTTTAAAATACCTTCATTCAAAATTTCTACCAGACACTCTTTTACAATTCCCTTAAGAGCGCTTCTAGATAGCTTAGCCATTATCCAACACCCTCAAACAGAGGAACATCAGACGGTCCGGCTCGGACGCTTCCAGATATCGTTCCAGTCAGGATAGGAAATTGTCCAGCATCAACTCCTGACAATCCTGCAAGAACACTATAAGCAGTCTTTCCATGCTCAGCTCTTAAAAATAATGACTTGCATCTGAGCTCTAGTCTTGGAGAAGATCCAGATGCAGGAACAATAAAGTAGTTACTAACACTTCCGTGACCCTTTGCATTAACTCCGTTTAGAGAAAATCCAACTCTTAGAGGATTTTCACCATGATTTTGAACATGAAAGAATCTAGTAACATAGGGAAAGTCTATTCTCTCCGGGGTTGTTCCCAGGACGCCAGGCGTTGCAGTTCCAGATTGCAATGAAGATGTCACAAACGGGACACCGGAAACCTGATATGCCGGAACAAAATTTGGACCGGCGCCTCTTTCTGGATAGTATTCAGCCATTATTCATCTCCCCAAGCCAATATTTCATTAAATATTCTATCGACCCTGTCACTCTTAGTAAAAATCTTATCTAGATCATCTCTTTTTATCTCTCTTCCCTCATTCATCATAAATGCACCAGGTGTAGAGGGCTCAGAAACCATATCAAAACATATTAGTTGAAAATCATCTTGAACAATTTGTGTATCTCCCTGTCTCTTTGTTGTGCCAACCCCTCTTGACGATATTCCAAGCGTAACTCCTGACTCAACTAGACTTTTAAGAATCTTTCCGCTAGGTGTATCAAGAAGCTCGACAGCCCCAAGGCAGACATCGTCTTCCATGTAAGCCTCCCTTACAATGTGAGATGCATTCTTTAGTTCAACTACTGAAGAATCTGGATGATCACACTCACCAAGTGCACGATTCTCTCTAATAAATTTTTGATAATTTTTTACTTCTCTTTCAAGAATTGATTTTGGATAAATTCTTCCATTTTGATTCAATGTGTCTGACTTTTGAAGAACGCCCTTAAGAATGACTCTTCCGCCATTTCTTTGCATATCTTCTTTAATTGTTTCAGCATCGATCTTGAGAGGAAGCCACTCTGTTAAAAGCTTTAGCTTATTGTCACTACTCATCACTACTCCGTTAATTCGTTCTTAAGCTTAGATATCAATAGAAACTTAGATATTGTTGTGTCATTAATCTCAGTTGAATTTGTTTCTTGAATATTTCTCTTGACATCTTTTATTTTTTCTAAAATAATATCACTATCAGTAGTAGAGCTTAAGCTGTCTATCTCTCTGACTGTTTCTTCCTTTATTGAATTCAATTTAGATTTTATTGAAGATCCATTGTCTTTTGTCATCGAAAAAACATACGTTCTAATAATATCTTTTTGTTCATCATTTAGTCTATTATGATATTTTTTATTAAATTTTTCTGTTAAAATTTTAACTACAAGTCTATCTACATCATGATCTACATTTTCTTCAATGGTGTCACATTCCTTTTCAGATAAAAGACACTCAACAATTCTTGATTCATGTATTGCAACATTTGTAAGATTTGATAGATCACCCTTTCTCCATTCATTTAAAAGAGTCTGTATATTAGCATACATTGTATAGTCAGGAACTCTTCTATAATAAAACTTACTATCGTTGATAGTGTAATTAATTTCTTTAATTAATTTTGATTTTTCACTATTCAGCATATTGACATCACATCTTCTTGCAGCATTTTTAGCTTCTGTCAATATTGCAGCAGCAACTGAAGACGAGCTAACAGTTGACTTTGCAAGAGCATTAAATAGTCTAAATTCCTTATAGAGTTCTGTGCTTTCATTGAAATATTTCTCAATAATATTAAGTGCGACTTGGGCTTCTTCACTTTTTGACTCAACGAGTCTATCTGAGACATATCGTAAAAGTAGTTCGTAAACTATACCAACATTTCTTTTTTTATTGTGAGAATTTTTCATTCTAAGTTATCTCTCGTCATCATCAGAGGACTCTCTAATAATTTGGCTTCTATCAATATTTATTCTACTCTCAAGTGATTTCAATGTAGATCTTACATCTGAAGTCATCTTTGCTTGTTGTGCTGACTTTTCGTTAAAGAATGCTTCAAAAAATGATGACTCGTCAATATCATAAGTTTCATCAGCTTCTTTCAGCGGATTTGAGCTTAGCAGCTGTCCCTTTTGTCCGAAAAGGTCTCTTCCGAGAGATTTCATCCCATAGGGATCACCAAAATTAGACCCCTTGCTTCGATCGATTCTCGTACCGCCAAGTGGGTCTGGAAACATCCCTCTATCACCCATTGCAGTTGCTGCATTCTTAACTCTTCTCTTTCTATTTCTCTTTTCTTTTTCTTGAGGTGTGTAGTCTTCTTCTACTTCTTCGTCATCTTCGTCATCTTTTTCATCATCTTCTGAAATTAATGAAGAATACTTTCTAATTCTATTCTGAGCTCGGATCGGAGCAAGCTCGTCATCCATTTTGAACATGACAATGTTGTCTTCATCGTCTGCTTCATCTAGTGAACTATTTTCTTGTTGCCAGTCTGATGCTAGAATTGGTAAGTTTCTTGTATTCATATCATCACCTGCCAGCTCTTCATCACTGCCCTCTTCTTCGCCGCCTTCTTCGCCGCCTCCGCCGCCGCCTTCGTCTGGTTCAGGAAGCTTAGCCTCTTCAATCTTAAGATCAATTAGCTTATCCTCCATCTTTCCTGCTTCTATCTCATCGATTTGCTTATCAGAAAGTCCTAAAATTGTCTTTCTTAAAAAGTTTCTATCAACCATTCCCTCAGGTGCGTTTCCTGCTATTTCAAATCTAGATCTAAAAAGCTCTAATTTCTGCTGCTGTGCTACTGTAGACGGATTTGAAAGCCTAAGGCTAAAGTCTAAAAGATCCTCTCCCTCAAATCCATATGTGTAAAGATGAATAATTGCTATCTTATTGAGTTCTGAAATTATTGTTCTTTGAATTTTATTGATTGCACGAGAAAACCTTATATCTTCCTGGGCAAGTGTAGCTTTTGCACCGAGTCCTTCATCGTATCCGAGATATGCCTTGGGTATCTTAAGAGCTGCAAATAACTTCTTCTGAATATATTCAACATCCTCAATTGCTGTAGCGTTTTGACCACCTGCAAGTGTGTCAATTGTTGTTCCAGATTCCGACCCGCGCACAGGAAGATAATAGTCTTCGTCAACAGAAAGTGGGTTATATCTTAAGTCTACCCTTCCCGTATTCTTGTCTACAACCTGACTTCTCTTAAGGGTTGATTGAACCTGCTCCATGTAGTTTGGAATATCTTCTGGAGGAACATTTCCAACATCAATCTTAAAAACTCTTCTTTCAGGAGATCTAACCACCCTATAGACCAACATGGCGTCCTCAACAAGTATCAGCTGTCTCCAGATCCTTCTAGCTGATTCTAGAACAGAAGATCCATATGGCAAGAATGCATCATTTCCCAAAAGACGAAAGTGAGTTACTTGCCAGTTCTCAAGAACTTGATTTCCCTGTGTTACCCATCTATACCTAACAGCCATCGGATCTTGTGGATCAAACCCCTCTTCTCTCTCAATCTCATTGACAGGAATTGGTAAGACATTTATAATTCCGTGATCAGGACTGAGATCATTGAATAGAAAGAAGTCCCCATACTTACAAAGATTTCTAACCCACGATGTTAAATTAAATTCAACATTAATAGTGTCTAAAAATAGATCTTCCAGAAGGCTTTTAATTTTTGGATTTTCTGAGTATATGTGTAAGCAATGTCCATTTTCATCAGTTGCTGCAGATTCTTCCGCATATACATCAAGTGCACTAGCAATCTCAGGTGTATATTCCATTTCACTGAAATCAGAATACCTGGCCATTCTATCATAAGTCCCATAGGCACTCATGGCTGTGCTGTATACGTGGCTTTGTGTCTTTCCAAATATGTCAAATGCAGAAGACGGACTGTCACCTTTACTTGACTTAATTCTTCTCTTTACGACTGGGCCACTTCTAAATAGCTTTGTAAGTCTTCTAAAGAGACCTTCTCTGTTACTTTCTGCCATGAATATCTCCAGATCAAATATACTATAATAGATGATCTACATAAATTATTTATACACCCAGTCATATTCGGGAGGTATAATATTTCTTTCTCCCCACCTATCTTCCCACTTTCCCTGTCTTTTTCCATCAGAATCAGTTCTTATGGGATTATATGGCCTTCCCTCTGTAAGTGCCCCTGGGATATCTCTCGGCATATCAAAAGTATTCTGCTTTACTGACATTCCCTCAAGCATTGCCTTATTGAGGGCTGTAGAGTTTCTACTGTGATCTGAAGCAGAATCATAAAGCCAGAGACCTATTGCAAGGCTTATGACAAGATCATCATTGTAGTTTCCTCTCATTGCCTGTGCCTTATTTCCCTTCCAGATAAATGTCTTCATTTCTTCATAAAATCTGGAAGAGTGAATTTTTATCTGCTTATTTCTAATAACCTCTTCAAGCTTTGTCAAGATCAGCCCTCTTGTTTTGCCACTAGTGGTAAAGCCTGCAATCTCTGTATTTCCCGGGGGTATATAGTCACCAATTAAGACTGCTTTTCTTCTTCTATAGTAGAGTGTAGGATAGTTTAAATCCTTAAGCTTGATTATAGTTGCAAATCCATAGCTATTGTTCTCAGGGCAAACAACTGCTTTGTTATACTTTAATCCAAATTCATTGATAAGGACAGCAAAATCATCTGGCGGGATTTTTCCCTTATACTCTGCAACAACCTCGTTCTCATCAACATCGATAATATGAAATGATGAATAATCCTTAGAGTCTCCCCTTGCGACGTCTGCTGATAGAATATATCTGTGATCAGAAAGGGGATACTTCCAGATCCATACATTCATATCCCTACCTCCCCGATCTACAGGGCTCTTTATCTGTGATTGAAGATATTTTAAATCTTCATCTGTAAGAAATGTCTCACCAGATGATGCAAAATCACAAAGATATTCTTGTGCAACCTTTCTTGCTGAAAAGTTTCTAGTCTCTTTGTCAAACCATTCTTGATCTCTTTCTGGGTGGACATCCCACGGAAGCCTTATCGCCTTAAATTCATTCAATCCTGCTTCTGCATTTGTAAATAATTCATGATACTGACCTCCGACTCCATTTGGAGTTGAAAGAATAACAACACGTCCACCAGTAGATATTGTAGGGTATAGCCCCATCCAAAGCTCATCGAAATTTCTAACAAATGCAGCCTCGTCAACAATTAAAAGGCTCAGAGCTTCAGATCGGCCTGCATCTTCTGATGTCGGTATGGCCTTAATTGATGATCCGTGACTAAATTCTAGAAGCTGCTTATTATTTGTTACAATTTGGGGAAGAACTAACCATGGTGGTAAGTTTCTTATTATTGTCTTAACTTTTTTAATGAAGTTTTGAGCAACACTTAGTTTTGTTGCAATGATAAGGATGTTCTTATCTTTTTGAAAAATCGCAAGCCAGGTTGCATACGCTGCAGTAAGAGTTGATAGACCAAGCTGTCTCGACTTGACTATTATTGAAAATCTATTTTGAATAAAATCATCTACACAATCATCCTGAAATGGGTATGTATCAAAAGGTATCAGCCCTCTAACTGGGTGTTGAATTCTTGTGTACTTATTAAAGAAATAAACGGGATCTTTTCCACATTTTATAATCTCTTTAACTTGTCTAGATTTATTCGTGGAAGCCATTATTCAACACGAAACGTTGTTATTCTCTTATAGTAAGCATTTCGCTTAGGTGAGAATGCAGAAGCTGTAATTACATCAACAACATCTCTAGAATTAAGCTCCTTTACCTTTAAAGCTCTTCCAGACTCTGATTTAAATTCTTTTTTAACACTCTTAACATAGTCATTAATAATCTTAATTGACTCTTCTTCATATTTTTTTGTAAGGTCTCTCATTTCATAAACTGAGCCCAGATTTACAATTGTCATATACGTTACAGAAAACTTATCATCCTGCAAGCTTGTCTTAATAGACATAGTTGGCGACCTTGTGGTTGAAGATCTTCCAACAGTAGTATCACAAATATTTCCTAGTATATTGACTTCACTAAAGTTTAGCATGGTATTTCACCCCTTTTTCTATATATTTTCTACAAAGAGAAAGAAACGAAATCAGACACTCTTCTATCTCTTTCACTTGATATTTCGACCTTTGTGGGTCTCCATCCATTTTTCCAATTCTCTTGGTTCATATCTGCCCATTTCATCCCGCATGATGAGCAACAAGAGTATTTTTTATAATATGCCTTATCTAATTCACCGCTCATAGACAATGTACATACACTGCAAAACAACGGAATTGGGTCTATTAGATTTTTAGGTTGAGTAACTATAAGCCCAGACTTATGAACTATCTGAATATAGTCTTTTAAAGCTTTAGTTGTACGTGATTTTGGCATCTTTTCCACATAGAGATATGTCTAAAATATTGTCAACAACATCTTTTACACCGTCAACATGAGAAATAATCATAATATTTTTAAACCATTTTCTCATAGAATTGAGTAATAAATTACAAGAAGCAATATTATTCTCATCTAAACTACCAAATCCTTCATCAATAATAAACACATCTGGCTTTGGAAGTGAAGAAACATTAATCAATGCAACCCTTATTGCAAGAGACGATATCATTTTTTCCATTCCGGATCCAAGCTCAATAATTCGTCTAGAATCTCCATAGTTGATAAAGACGTCCATTGAGTTAGTATCTGAATCTGCCTCTAGCTCAACAGTAAATCCCATTACTCCTTGAAGAATTTTTGATATTTCATTATTAATATATGGCAGCTGAGATCTCATAATTAGTCTTGGGATTCCCTTTTTAGATACAGCTTGCATAATAAGGTCATAGACTTCAAGATCATTACAGACCCTATTTGACATTTCTTTTTCTTCTAGAAAGTTTGAAAGCTTCATTTCAAACTTTCCAACCTCTTCAACAAGAGAGAGACGCTTTGCATCAGCAATGGTTATTTTGTCAACTATTTCAGAAATTTTTCTTTTAATCTTTAAAATCACGCTACTTTCTGAATCATCTACAACGTGTATTTCCATATTTGCAAGGTCATCTCTAGAAGATTCTAATTTTTTCTCAAATTGAAATACTTGACTACTCATTTTATGAATCTTTACACTTATTGATGAAATTAAAACTTTTAATGATGATTCCTTAGCTAAAATTTCATCATACCTTTGAATCTTCTCTTCTAGCTCTTTTTCATCAAGACGCTTAATTCTTCTGCGTGCATCTCTTGCCTGAGAGGATAGGAGTGATATGAGCTCTTTTTGATCATCTATTTTTAGCTTATTTTTGTGAGAATCTTTAATAAACTTACATTTAGGAAATTTATCACCACACGGAACTCCTTCTAGCTTTCTAATAGACTTCTCCTGATTTTTTAGAACAGTCTTCTGTCTATCTATCTCGTGTTCAAGCTTAAGAAGTTCTGTATTTATACTTCTAAGCTCTAAAAGCTCTTCCTTTATTTGTTCTAGGGGGAACTGAGATTTGACTATTTCTATCTTTTTAATCTTATTTTCTGATTCAAGAATTTCATTAGAATGTTCTTTTAATTCTTTTCTAATTTCGAATAATGATCTTAGGGTGTTTGATATCAGATCTTTTTGATTAGAGACATCTTGAGAAGTTACTACATCTCTTTCTGGTGATGTTGCAAGCTGTATTCTTAAGTCTTGATGCTGTGACCTTAGCTTATTTAAAAATAATTCAATTTTATTTATTTTTTCTCTACTATCTTTAATTTCTTTCTCTTGTATGCCAATTTCACTATCCCAGTCAATCTTCGGTAGATTCTTAGCTTTTAGTCTAATTTCAGAAGACTCCTCTTTTGCCATTGAGAACATTAAATCAAATATTTCAAGATCTAAAAATTTATTTAAGATATTTTTCCGAGACGTTGCCTTTTCCTTAATGAAAGCATTCATCTCACCTTGAGATGCTAGAGATGTCAATAAAAAATCATCAGATGTTCCTATTAATTTCTGAACAATTTTTTCTGTATCCCTTCTTTGCTCACCTGACATGTCTTCAATGACAAATCCCTGGTCATCAATTTTTGATATTGTTAAACTAGTTGTTGCATAGACGTGTCCCTTTCTTGCTTGATGCTTAACAGTACCCCTTTCTATTCTATACTTTGCTCCATTTACATCAATTTCAACTTTTGCCTTACAGTGCTTCTTTCTTGAATTGATTATGTGAATATTTTTAATTCCGCCTCGATCTGTTGTGTTGTAGAGGCAGTACATTAGAGATCCAATTATAGAAGACTTTCCCTGTCTATTTTTTCCAAAAATACCGGTAATTCCCCCCAGCTTATCAAAGCTTAAAATATTTCCCTTTCCATATCCAAATGTGTTATCAAACGATAGATTTCTTATAGACCATCTTGTATTTCTTGCTATTGAATCTTTTTTAGAAATAATGCCAACGTATCTAGAAATTTTTTCTTCAATTTTTATCCAATTTTCATTAGATATTTCTGTATTTTCATAATAATTTCTCATTAATCGCTGATGAACAGAAAAATCTCTAAGATTTTTCTTTGAAAAAGATTCTCCATCTGCAGATATTATTCCTGGGTCGACTTCATGATCGATTTTAAACACTACTTCTGTTGCATTCTTTTGATCCTTTAGCCGCTTATAGAGTGTTACTATATCTGATTGATGAATTTTTTTATCAGATCTAATTCTAAATCTTGATCCACTTGCTAGGCTTCCTGTTGATGAAAGAGTAGTATCGATATTGTCAAGCCAGTCAATTGTAACAAACGGCTGAGAGTGTGGGATTTCATAAAAAGTTACGTCAAAGTCATCCTTATCCCTAATATCCCAAAATAAAAATCCCTTCCCTTCACCTTCTCCATAGTTTTGCTGAATTGACGACCCACAATAAGCTACGGTTTTTTTATCATTTAAAAATTGTGCCTTGTGAATATCTCCTAGAAGTGCAAAATCATAATCTGAAAAGAATTCTAGATCAACTTCGCCTTCAATCTCCCAATCAATATCTGTCTTAGATCCCCACACTCCGCCGTGGTAGAGTGCAATATTTACTTCATTCTCAATGGGAGAAATATCCTTCCAGCCATCCTCATCAAAGCAAGAAAAGACACACCAGTTGAATCCTGTTACACCGGTGGGATATACACCTGATTTCTTATATACATGAACTCTATGATTATCCAGAGCTGACAGGATTGGACTAATAGCATCCTGGCGGCCCTTGTTGTTGAGCAATCCGTCATGATTTCCCAATATTACATGAACATGACAGATTTTTGATAATTCTGTAAACCACCAGCAAAGACAGTCAATCAACTCAGGGGAAATCCCCTGAGTCTTAGAGTGAACTATATCTCCTCCCACATAAATGATATCGGGCTGTAAGTCCCTAGCTTGCTTAATAAAAGCTGAGAATGATTCCCTATACTCATCATGTCGAGAAAGCCCACGCCAGTGGACATCTGCTATGTGAATTATCCTCATATAATCTATATTATTCTATCAATGACTGCTTGTACAAGAAGCTTAGCCCTTCATCCTATTCAGCTTATATTCAAGATAGTGCTTAATCTTTCCAATGTCATTATCCATTACAGCTATTTTTGACTGAACCCATTCTGGAAGATCATCACTATCTTGAAGCATATCGTGCAGACTTTGAGCATATCTTGCAACCTTAAATAATTGACTTTTTGTCATACGAGATTCATTATCAGGTGACGGTCCGGACCCGTAGCTTAAATTTCTTCCCTGTGAATTTTCTATATCACACGGACTCTTTTTGTCTCCATGTATATCTTTTTCTGGTTGTAGGCCCAAGATATCTGGTCTTGAAAAAATGGCATCTTCTTCAAGGTCTGCCATCACTTCCCTAATCATTCTTCTCAGCTGAGACTTACTAATCTTCATCTTTAGTCCTTTTATATACAGAGATAAATATTATGAACTAAAGAAGAGATCCACTCCTAATGGCACCAATTTTCATCTTAAGAAGGTGTGAAGGATCCCAGGCTTGTGCATTTTTCCTTCTGTTCCTGAAATCTTCTTTGGTCATTGATCCGACATCAGAAAATCCTCCCAAGTCTATTATTTTAACCTGGCATCCGTATGAACTTAGAAGTTTTGCTATTTTTTGCTCTTTTTCTTTCATATCACTATCTAGGGCAAGGATAACAGGAGTGCATCTAGATACAATTCTTGAAAATAAAAGATAGTCATCTCTTAAAGCTGATCCAAGAATACATGTTGAATTAATACCTGACTTCATCATATCAAATGGACCCTCAACTAAAACAATCTCGCTAGACCAGTCAATGTCTATTTCATTAAATACTATATTTTTTTTATTAACATTTGAATTTATATACTTTCTTCTTATTCCGGGGTCAATACACCTAGTGACAAAGAAGTTTAAGTCACCAGACATGTCAAAAGATGGAATTATTATTCTTCTCTTAAATCGACCGCTCTTTGCTGTCCCAAGCCTATATCGCCAGAGATCTCTCTCTGACACGCCTCTTGACATTAGATATCTGATGCAGGCTCTGACATCGGGATCTATAGATCTTTGATTATCTGCTAAAAGCAAAAACTCTTCAGGCAATCTAATCTTTTGAATGTCTTGATCACTGTCCAGATCTATTTGATTATTATTTTTTTTAATTCCAGAATAGCTTACAAATTTTTCAATATCTTCTCTAGTTCCGTGCTTTTTTAATATTGAAAGAACTGTTCTTCCCTTAAGCCCACATGACCAGCAATGACATTGCCATGTATCTAAATTTATATAGAACTTCTTTTTACCAGTTCCAGATCCGCACTCTGGGCACACAAATATTCCGTTTTGCTGCTTCCTATCAAGCTCACACTGTCCAAAAACGCTTCTTAAGAATGAAATTTTTTTAGTAAACGTTACCACAAATATATCATAACACAATATGGTATATTTTTCAAATAATCAAGCCTGCCCTTGAAATAACGTATGCATCTGCCATGTCATAGCTAGATGGATCCAAAATTTTTTGATTTTTTCTTGGACCGCTCTTTAATATCTTAGTGGGCCACACAAAGCTATTTAGCTCACTAGCTGCCCATTCTACGATCTGGTCCTTAGTGGGCTTTCCTCCGTCTTTTTTTCTTTTAATCTTTATTCCAAGTGCTTTTCTGGCAGAATTAACATTAATAAAAATCGGAGAAAAATAAAACTCTTCCTGTGCTATGTAGCTCACAATTCCATTAAATCTAGCAAGAGTTAAAAGAGTCTTTGCAGAAGAAAGTCCGGGCCTAAATGCTTGTAAGTTTTCTTCAACACAGACTTTTTCAATACTATACTCGATATTCAGTCTGGAAAGCTCACGTCTAACCTTTTGTGCCTTTTTAAACATTGACTTATCTTTTGAAAGGGGAATTGATCCCATGGCTATTAAGCTACCACTCGGATCAACTATACACCACCCTGTACAGCTAGTTGATATATCAAGTCCAAGTACCATTAAAAATCCATCTTAACTCTAAATAAGAAATCATCTTCATCTCGCTTAACTGCTGGTTGTGCAAGATTAACTTTCATAATAACATTCATATTGTCATCATGAAAGTATATTCCTGTAATGTAGACAAACTCAGAATCAACATCATTTGCCGCTAGTGACGCAGATAGAACCCTAAATCCAGGATTTGATGAGCTATTTATCAGCCCAGGTCGACATGGAACGTTGACTGCCATCACATGGATGTTTTGGTCCCCGTTGAATTCCATTTTAAATTGATTCTTTCCAAAAAGACTTAGATGGGGTGACTTAATTAAGACGATTCCCTCATCGTAGAAGATATTTCCAACACTATTGTATGTAGCATTTTTTGTCTTAGAGTCAGCCCTGTATAAGGATCCTAGAGAGTCATCTTTAAGCGTGATCTTAACCTTTCCTGCAGAACCGGATAGATTGCTGTCTGTAAGTGTAAATGTTCCTGGTTGGATTCTATTTCCATAAAATAGATTGGGAATGTTAAATATAACAATTTCATTGCTAGACGGATCTCTAGATGCCTGGTATGCGATAAAGTAGTTTTCAGAAGTTCCTTCACGAGCCAGTAGATACGGATTATCTGGACCCATGGATGGAAATCCTCCACCAGCTGAACCTGTATAGTAGGCCAAAGCACGTGAAATTCTATACGATTCATCTAGTCCGGCAAGTGATACGTGTGAAGGTCTGGCAGTAAACATGTCGCTTAAGTTTATCAAGCTTGGATCAAAATTTCCAAGATCATCTCTATATAAAAATCCCTCAGAAGATGACACTATTGTCTCTGTTACATCTGATCCTGTGTACACTAGGTCGTAATTTGGCTGAAATCTTCCGTTATCACAGGGAAGAACAGTCAAGCACCTTTTTCTAAGTGATGCTGTTTGAAAAAGATGATTTATAGTGTCTCTTGGCTGTACTACAAATAGATTTCCAGTCTTATCAGCTTGTGACGAAGCTGTGAGAAACAAAAGTCGAGGATAGACATCATTGACAATATCCTTTGTAAAGTTTTCAAGATTGATAAGTGTAGCATCTACTGCCATTGAAAGACCTGCATTAAAGGGCATTGACATATACGGTTGTACAAACTTATCTGTCGGATACGAGACACCGTCTAGGGCACCTCCCGTGTCATTAAAGTCTTGTCGACGAGATGATGAAACGGCATTTGATAAAAATCTCCTATCATGCTTCTCATAGGTAAAAAATGGAGGAACATAGAATAGTAGGCTTGATAGATCTTCAGGGCCTCTGACTGAGCTTGTTTGTATTTGAGAAATTGTTCTAAATGTTGAATATAGCTTAATATCATGAACTTCAGCATTTAAAGGATGATTAAAAGAGAATGTCTTTGGATCTCCTAGCTGTATTTCTGACGGTGTGTCTTTTGCCACACTTAAAGTCCTTGACCATCCCGATATATCAGGTCTCAGCGTAAATCCTTCATTTTTTCTTGCTGTAAGATTAAAGAATCGCTCTATTGTCGTTGCATTGGATCCGGTTACATTTGTCCCTTCATAAAAGTTACCAATAAATAGCGCATTTGGATCTGCTCTTCCTGCCAAAAATCTATCACCTATTGCTCTTGCGCCTGCTGCAGTTTGATTTACAAATGGTCTGATACTTACTTCGCTTCCAATGTCAGGATAGAATTCAGAAACAATCTTGCCATCAATAACAAAGCTTCCAGTTCCCTTATTTGACTTAGGGCCCCACCTAATTGCAACATGATGCCAATGGTTTCTCTTAAGTGAGTTATCAGGAGATACCCATGCTAGATTATATGGATCTGTCTTATAGTTTGCTGAAGCTCCCTTATATATGGGTCTATCACTGGTGGGAATTATTTTAAACTTAGAAGGCTCCCACTCTGCACTTTGGGATAGCTGAAGTAATATTCTAAATCCTTCTGCTGATCCGTCTGCAGCTTTAAGAGATCCCGTTACCAGACTCACAGCATATGTAGAGCTCATGTGATAGATTGTACCTGCATGAAAGTCACTCTTTCTAGCTGAGCTATCTACATCATTTGAATATCTTGGGTTTATGTAAAAATCAAATGTAAATGCTGTCTCTGGTGCATATTTTCCATCAAACCTTCTTAATCTCCTATTTGGATATTCTGATCCCGATGGATTGAGTGTTCCAGTCATGCATGGGTATATTAAAACAGAGCTTGTGGTAACCTGGCTAGAGTTTAGTGTTGATCCGTGTCCAACTATCTGACTTCCATTTGAAGACGTAAAGAAGTTAAGTGAGTGATAGTTTGTATAGGCATAGTTGGGATGGGAAAACTGTCCCCTAGACGTTGGAAGAAGAATATTTCTAATTTGGTTCTTAACAATTCTCTGACTAGCTTCAAAGCTTCCAGATGTAATATTGGAATCTTTTGCTCCAAACTTTTGCTCATCATTCTGAAATAGAAATGGGGGTCTAAATCTTGTAATTCCAAAAGTCTTAGAATTTTTTGCAGGTCTTGATAGCTGTCCAACACCCTTCATATATCCTACATGATCAGGTGGATCTCCATGAAAATTTACATTCTCAATTCCAGAGTGTGGCCAGTCTGTCGCATACCCTAGATAGTTTTGAATATCTGTTGTTGTTCCAGAAAGCGCAACTGCATTGCTTAGATTAATCAATAGAGATGACTGATCTTCATTGAACAAGGGGCTTTCTGAGTCGAACTCTCTGACACCCTTTATCACTCTATTTGATCTAGGTGTGAGGCTAACCTGTCCAAGTGTTCCAGTCGGGCTAAGAATACCAACATCGGACATGGGTTCATCATTAACAGGGCTTACAGAAGAAGACACAAAGACTCTACGTGGGTGAGTCTTTAGTGTGACCTTCTCTATTAGGTCCCTTGTTATTTTAATGATTGACATGGCTTAAACCCCCAGTAGGACTAGAAGTCAAGCCTAATCCTGAATGTCAGGTCCTTCTCGTCATTCTTCTCAACAGGCCTGCTTAGCTTTGCAACAGCAAGCAGGTTATTTCTTCCATCATATAGGCCAATTGTGCTAACAAAGGAGAATGTTCTCTGTGTAAGCTCCTCTCCCTCATCTATAACATTTATTCTTCCAGTGCTGTCAGTAAACGTTGGGTTCGATGAGTAGTTAAACTCATCAGATGTTGCCCTGCAAAAGACAAGAGTTGAGTTGATGTTAGTAACATTCTGGAATGTCATTGCTGTCAGCGACCCTGATTGAAATCTAACAGATGCAAAATGGTCTATAATGTTATCCATTGATGCAGAGACCATAAAGTCGGGAACAAATTTTGCATTATAATTTCCAATTGATGCCATATCTCCTGCTCCTGGACTGGCGGGACCATATCCAATTATAGTCTGACCTGCAGCAGCATCATTAAATGCTGCCGGAGACATAGCGTCGATAACACCAGATGCATGTTGAGATGCTGATATTGCCTCATTAATATTTAAGAGACCAATTCCCATATCGTAGAATAGAAGGCCTACATTTCTATTTGTATTTGAAGAGTCAACAAGATTTCCAACTTCTCCACCGACTGAAGTCTCTTTTGCTGTAGCAGATCCGATATCTGTGTAGATAGCAGATCCTGAGACTGTTGGGACAGCAATATTTGGACCCATATTTCCAGACATAATATCTCCATCAACAGCCGTGAACGGGGCTCTAGATGCTGACTGATAGAATTTCATTGCGAATGTTTCACGCTTAATCTTGTCTCTGGCGAATAGACGCTTAAACGTAAAGAAAATAGCGTGATCAATTCCATTTGACGTAACTGGCTGAGTTGTATCAAATGGTGTCATAAATTGATAAGATGCATCACCAAGAAGAAGCTGTGCAAACTGTCTGTAGACATTAATCTTCTCTCTCATCATCAGAGACGTGGAGGGAAATAGAAGCTTTCCTGCACTGTCCTGTCCTGTAGATGCATAGGCGACATCTGAGCTTCCTGAATATACACCGTATGTAAGATCAAAGACAGGATTTGCTGTCTGTAGAGTGTAGTCTTGGTCGTATACAGTTTGAAACAGCGAAGATGTTACTCCAGGACCTACTCCGCCTGTAACAAAAACCTGATATTTTTTTCTAGTTGTTGATCCAGATATATCTTCCTGGATGATGTCAATCAGCTGATTTAAGACAGACCTGCTTGTCTTAATATCTGCTGCAGAAATTTCTTTAAATGTTGCCATGCTTTATCTCTTAAAAATTATTATGTCTTATTGATCTTAACAAGCAGGTCTTTTGAAGCACCAGATTGCTGTCCTGTAATTGTGACATATGATCTAATCGTTGTTTTATCACCAGCAACACCAAATGTATCAAACATTGTAGATGTTAGTGATGACTTTACCTGAATCGTGGGTGATACAGACGAGGCTCCCGTAACTGTGTCAAGAGCAGAAGATCTTGTTATCAAATATGTAGCAATATTCTCCTTACTAATTGAAACCGGTCTGATGCCTGTTGCTTGAAGAAAGAGATTGTTCATCTGCACTCTGAATACCTGATCAACAAGCTCTATTGGAACCAGCTGATCTCCTCCAATTGTCTGCTTGACTGTCACACTAGAGCTTCTAGTGTTAACAATGTTCAGCGTAATTGTATCAGAAGTTACTCCCTCTAGTGTTAGACTTGGAATTCTGACTAGATTTGGTATTGAGATGCTTCTAAGTCTAAACTTTTGTGCAATATTTCCTCTAGTCACTGCCTCTAACACGGGGGTGTTTTTTTCTATTTTCTCTTTTCCGACTGTTCTTCCAAATTTTTGTATAATTGTATAGTCAACTTCTTCATCAGATAGCGCAAATTTAACAATTTGAAAAGATCCATCATTTCTAGATAAAAGCTCTCTTCCCTTGTCTGTGAGAACAGCATCTAATATAATATTATTGGTACTGTGATCAAGAAAACCCATTTTTTACTCCTGGTTGTAAATATACCACTTTATTTGTTATACAGTAAAATAATTCCATAATCAGATATCCACTAGTGTGGCCACCTTGGCAGAAACATTATAATCAATACCTTCGCCAGCATTAAAATAGTCATCCCTGATATCTCTAACATAAATATCAATCACTTTAGATTTCTGACTGTCAAGATTTATTATTGATAATTTATAAGCAGGATTGTCATCACTTGTTGAAATAACATTAAGATCATTATCATCAGAATCTTTGACTGTTAGGTATTCTGGATCAAAGTATACACTTAGCTTATCAAAAGATGAAACCTTTATGGTATCAACAAATAAGTCATTATTTATGTATAAATTTGGATAGGGAAGAGGAGCCCCGGATCTTGACAGGTATTCAAAATCTATTCTTGACTTAAATGTATCATATGTTACTCTAAATTGTTGAGAATAATTTGAACACATTCCCCTTGCGTCAACACTGCATATTGAATAAATAAAACTAGATCTAAAGTCAAAATCCTTGTCAACGAATAAAAATGATGGTCCGCTTGTCACTTGAAATAGGGATGTAGAAAGTTTTGAAGAGTCACTTTCAACTAATGCATCAGGATCTGGTATTTCATCTGTCTTTGTTAATGTTGTAGAGTCATTAAAGTAGTAATTCTTTAATAATTCATATGATGAGCTTAAATTAGATCTTCTAAAAATTCTAAATTCTTTAATGTCCCTCTGCTTGTTTACTGGGAGTGACCATGATATAACAAGACCCCCCTTTTCTCCATCATAGATAAATGATAGATCAGCTGGTGGGGGAGGAGGTATTCTCTCAATGCACACTGCTGTCGTAGTCTTGCTGGGCCTGGATGCAATAAGCATTCCAACAACAACAGTTTGATTTCTAGATTCATTTCCAGGATAGACATTTATAGCACTGAATTCAACATAGGCTACAGTTCTCACAGTGTATCTGTATCCCCGTCCGTACATAACATTTGGATCAATAGCATCTCCTGCGAGAGGGTTCTCTATAGCAATGGGCCCTAAGATAGTAACATTTCCATCTTCGTCAACCTCGTTTTTCTCAATTAGGTACCCGACAACCCTTGACCTATACTGATCTCCGCTAGTATTGTCAGCAAGGTTTTGAGAAATCCTATAGTTTACAGGATTACCACTAATGTCATAGTCGCTATCACTAATTGCACCTGCAGATTCCTGCGATATTGCTGCTGATGAAATTCCACTCAATATATCCTTGACAGAAATTATCTCCTCAAAAAATGAGCTTCCTCCATCCTTAGACCACGCATTTCCGCATCGAAGTGCCAATACATTACTTACAGACATTCCCATGTCAAATGTTGTAGATGTGTTAGAAAAGCTGTCACTAATAATAGACGTCCTTTCTTCAGACTGATTGTTGAAGCTTAAATCACCCGTTGACTGATAACTTGCAAGTGCATTTCTTAGCAACTCTTTTGCAGAAGAGTCTAGGCCTGTTGACGAACCTACAGCGTCCAGGTAAGAATTCACAATGTCGAGATTTGAATCAGTCATTAGTGATGAGTCTGATGTGCTAGCAAATGTAAATGGAACTTCAGAAGTGTCTATTGCAACTTTTGCTGCGTCAGTAATCTTTGTCAATCCCTCAGCATCCTGTAGATTTATTCCACTATATTGATTGCTAGTTAGAACCTCCTCATAGAGAATATTTGAAAGATTTTCACCAATAACAACAGATCCCTCTGCAGAAGTATCTGTAACTATTTCATTTTGAACCTGTCCGTCGTCTAGTACTGATTCAAGCTCCATTGGATCCCAGGTAATTTTAACAAATCTGGGAAGATCCCAGTCTACTAATGCTTGTCTTCTAACTGACTCTGAAGCATCTGATGACAGCGTTGTAAATGCTTCAACACTATCTCCAGATAGAGAAACATCTCTGTTTGTTGTCTCATCATTGACAAAATAGTTATATTGAAATTCAGAATCCACATTGTTTGGAATTGGAATATCAGATTGATTAACTCCCTTGCTTGGAAGGGATGAATATCCGGTCTCAATTAAATCATCTAACGATGTTTCACTCATTGTTCATCTCACTTTTATCTAGTATAAAGTTCA